TGTCTGTTATCAAATCGGGCAAGGAGCGCTCTTCGGTCGTTGTCTACCGTGGCGCCGCTGATGACTTCGGCCTTAATCCCCACGTCATTGAAGGCTTGCGCCACGTCACGCGCGTGTTGCACGGTAGCCGCGAACACAATGGTTTGCCTTCCCTCGGCTTTCTCTTTCCAGTTCCGGACGACGCTTTCATTCATGGGAACCGTGTTGAGGATGTTGGCTACTTCGGTTTGATCCCCGAAGTCCGAAGATGTTTTCACCGCCTCAAGCTGATCGCGCACACCGAGGTCTACAACAAACGCCTTGGGTGGAACCAGGAACCCGAGGGCGATCAATTCGCGCAGGGTGATCTTGTCGGCCACGTTGTCGAAGAATTTTCGAAGGCTTTTTTTGTCCGCTCGCGCCGGCGTTGCAGTAAACCCCCCCAGCATTACCCCGGGATTTTTCTCCCTGGCGGCGCTGATGATTTTGCCGAACGACTCCGCGGGAAGATGGTGGCATTCATCTTGGAGGATGAGATCGAGCGCCGGGATCGTGTCGAGATGCCTTGCAAGCGTTGGAACCATGGAGAATACGGAATCCCCTCGCCATGATTTTTCGCTTGCATTGAAAACGGAAACGCTTCGGAGCGGGCTTGTTTTCTGAAATCGGGACATGTTCTGCGAAAGGAGTACGTCTCGGTGTTGAAGCACCAAAGTGCGACCGCCTATCCGGCCGCATAGAGACGCCATCATTACGGTCTTTCCAGATCCAGTCGGTGACATGACGAGCGTGTTTTTCCGCGCGCGCAGGGCCTTCTCTGCGTTGTCCACAACTCGCTTCTGATACGGGCGAAGGATCACAGAAGGAATCCCCTCTCCCTCATGAAGGGGATCGGATGTTTTGACCCCTTCTTGCAATTACACGTGGGACATAGAAGCTGGATATTTCGGATGCAATTCGACCCACCCCGCGACAGGGGAATGATGTGGTCCTTGTGGTATCCGGCCTTGATGCTCTTTTTGCAGACCGCACAGCGATATTTCTGGCGAACCAATAGGCGCTTTACTTCTTCCGCGGTGTGGCGCCCCTCGGCGTTCTGTGTCCGAGCACGACGATTCGAATCGTTTGCGGCTCGCTTCTCCGGGTGGGCCTTCCTTCGCGCCTTGTCTATGGCTCGGACTTTCTCGGGGTTGACCTTTCTCCAAGTGGTGACTGTGGCACGAGCCTTTTCTGGATTATTCTTTCGCCACGCGGCAGAGATCGCACGAGCCTTCTCGGAGTGGGACTTATACCATTTGGCTGACGCGACCTTCTTTTTCCCCTTCCGTTCTTCCTTGGTTTGCTTGGCCGTCATTATTTTTGCTTCTTCGGGGAATTTTCGGTAATAATCCGGTTGATGATTTCGCGGGACAGTCGAGAGGGCTTATGCCGTCCGGACTTCCAGTTGGAAATTGATTGTTTCGGGAAACCGGCGTCCAGTAAGGCTTGGCGGGTTCTCTTCGATATGTAGAGTTTCATGGTGTACGATGCTCTCATTTATTTTTCCCCGTGTCAAGAAAAAACTCTTGACAAAGGTTTGTCCCAAGAATACGATACGCCACCATGATCCTCAAAGGCGTAAACCCAATAAACGCCACGAGGAACGGAGGAAAGGGATGAGCCTAAAAGTGCTGTTGGAATTGAAAGCGAAGTTGCAACAGGAGGCGCAGGAAATTCAGGCATCCATCGAACCGGCCCTCGCCATCGTGAGGGAGCAAGTGGCAAACGCGGACAAGGCCATTCATGAGCTCGTCATCGCTGACTTGACGTCAATCCGCAAACTACAAGGAAAGGAGTTTGGAGCGGTTCATGTAACAAAAGACGGGTACAGGGTCACAGAGACGATCTCGAAAAAAATCCGCTGGGACCAGGAACAACTGTTCGGCGTTTTCCACAAGATTCAGTCCACAGGTGACAACCCTTTCGACTGGATGAAGGCCGAATTCAAGGTCGGCGAGAAGGAATTCGGCGCCTACCCGAAGAACATCCAGGCCGTCTTTGCGCCGGCGCGCACCGTCACCCCGGGCGAACCGAAGCTCGAATTCAAGCTGATGGAGGCGCCCGAATGAAACTCTTCGAGATCAAGCACCGCATCAGCGGGAGCGTCCTGTTCTCCCTCAAGACGGAGACCTTGAAGCTCACCCTCGAGGCCGCTGTGAAGGCCGAGACCGACCTGACGGGCGCGGACCTGAGGGGCGCGGACCTGACGGGCGCGTACCTGAGGGGCGCGTACCTGACGGGCGCGTACCTGACGGGCGCGTACCTGACGGGCGCGGACCTGACGGGCGCGTACCTGACGGGCGCGTACCTGAGGGGCGCGTACCTGACGGGCGCGTACCTGACGGGCGCGTACCTGAGGGGCGCGTACCTGACGGGCGCGGACCTGACGGGCGCGGACCTGAGGGGCGCTAAAAACTACGTCGACAACCACGACTTCTTCCTCGCGCTGATCTACCGGCAGCCGGTCGAGACGTTCACCGAAGCCGAGTGGGCGATGATCGGCCAGATCGCCGTGCACCGCTACTGTTGGGACGCGATCAAGGAGCGCCACGGGCAGCCCTTCCTGCGGATCCTCGAGGTTCTCGAGGCGGCGGAGTTCGGGGAGTACGCCGCGAAGTACCGGGAGGTCCTCGGGATGAAACTGGAAAAGGAGGCGCCCGATGCTTGAGAACATTCGAAAGGCGAATGCGATCGTGAACCCACAAAAGATCGTCGTGATCGGCGTCAAGGGGGTAGGCAAAACCTCATTCGGCGCCACCTTTCCCGGGGCCGTGCTGCTCCCCGTCGAGGATGGCGCGTCGGCCATAGACATAGACGCCTTCCCGCTGGCCACCACCTATCAGGATATCGTCGACGCGATCACCGATCTCCACAAGGAACACAATTTCAAAACCCTCGTTGTCGATTCCCTCGATTGGCTCGAGCCGCTGGTGTGGGTCAAGACATGCCAGGAGCACGGCGCCGATTCCATCGAACAGGTCTTGAAGGGCTACGGCAAGGGGTACGTGGAGGCCGATAAGCATTGGAGGCTCATCCTGGGGGGCTTCGATTCCCTGCGCGCCAACAAAGGCATGCACATCGTCCTCCTGGCGCACTCCGAAGTGAAAACCGTGACGCCTCCGGACAGCGATTCGTACGATCGCTATCAGATGCGTCTCCAAAAAAGGGCGCTGGGCCTGTGGACCGAATGGGCCGACGTCGTGACGTTCCTCACCTACAAAGTGGCCATCCAGAAAGAGGCGAAGGGCTTCGGGAATGAACGGGCCCGGGCTACCGGCTCCGGCGATCGCGTGATCTACACCACGGAGCGGCCGGCGTGGGACGCCAAGAATCGCTGGGGGCTCCCGGACGAGATTTTCATCGGCAAGGATACGACCTACGGCATGTTCCACAAAGAGCTCGAGGCCGCCACCAAGGGCGGTTACAAACGAGAAAAAGGGGAGGGAAAGTAAATGTCAGTAGATTTCAACGAGGCACCCCAGCAGGGAAGCGGCGCCGGACCGATCCCGGAGGACAGCGTTGTGGTAGTCGTCGCGGAGATCCGCGAACCAAAAGCCGGAAAAGCTGGCACGATCAACCCTCTTTTCGTGGCCGCGGCGTCGGGTTACGAGTTCCTGGACTTCGAATTCACCGTGGTTTCCCCGAAGTTCAAGGAACGGAAAATCTGGCAGAATTTCATGTTGGCGTACACCAAGGCGCCCACCGACAAGAGCGCCCAAGCGATCTCCATTTCCATGCGCACCCTGCGCGCGATGGTCGAGGCTGCACGGCACATCAGTCCGAAAGACACCAGCCCCGAAGCGACGAAAGCCCGGATCATCAACGGCTTCGCCGATATCAACTCCATGCTTTTCCCGGTCGTCGTCGGCTGCGAGTGGGGAAATCCGAACAGCAGCGGCAAGCGGTATCTCAATAACACCATCAAGCGGATCGTCACGGTGGACGACGAGCGATTCGACAAGGTGTTCGAGGATCCGGAGGGTTGCATCCTGTCCGGCAAGCCCCTCCCCCCGGAGCCCCAGGGCGGCGGGACGCCCCCGGGCGGCGCGAAGCCGGCATGGGTAGCGGGAAAGCCGGTAGACGCGGCCGCAGCCCCGACAGCAACGCCCGCGCCGGCCGCGGCGCAAGCCGAGATCCTTGGCGTGAAACAAGCCAACAAGCCGGCCTGGGTGAAGTAATGGAGGCCGTTGCGTTTCGCGTCCCGGATCTTCCCCGCCAGGCCATACGGTCGTTCCGGACGATGGCCGAGGCCGAACTGTCGATGCCGCGCATGGGCGCGCGCGGGATCGCCTCGAGGATCGAGATCCCCTGGGCCCTGACCATGAGGCGCCGCATTCAGCGGATCCTTTTCTGTGACACCAAGAAGATCCAGGAAGCGAATTGCGGCGGCCCGAAAGAAGAGAAGGAGGATCCAAATTGAGCCTTCGAGAAGAGGCGATCAAGCGGCATTTTGATAAAGAAATAGCCAAAAAAGCGAAGGAGGCCGCCGAGAAAAAGGAATACATCGGGAGACGTATCGCCTACGCGAAGAAGGAAATTTGCACGGCGTTCGCGCTCAACGAATGTCCTCCTCTCGTCATCACCTACAACGATACGTCCTACTGGCCCGAGATGGTGTTCGAGGTCGATGGGATCCTGTTCGGCTACAACCTCGATACCGATTGGCTCCTGGTGAAAGTGTCCTGCCCGAAATGCGAGGGGGAATGGATGCGCCAATTCCGGATGCCGGTGGACGGGAACGGCGTCCGCGATCTTTCGTGGCTCGGCAATGAGCTGTCGATGCCAGCGGATCCGGACCGTCACTTCTGCTCCGTCAACCAGCCGGCTACGCCACCGAAGCCGGCGCCGGAGCCTCCCAAGGTCGTTACGTACGCGATCGGCAGCGTCGAGCAGCGTTTCCTCGAGGCGCTGGATGAGCTGGTATTCGATGCTGTCGATCGACACCAAAACTAAAAATGTTGCTTGACGAGAAAAGCCTCCGAATGCGCCGGATGGTGGATCGTATCGCAAACATGAAGGGAGGAAGGATGGGCAAAGGCTGGATCGGCGTCGACCTTGACGGGACATTAGCTCACTACGACGGCTGGAAGGGGCCGGATCACATCGGCGAACCCGTCCTGAAAATACTCGAGCGCGTGAAGTTGTGGATGGCCGTCGATAAGTACGAGATCCGGATCTTCACGGCCCGGGCCGGTGTACCGGAACAAATTCCCACCGTCGTGGCTTGGCTTGAAAAGCACGGTATCGGGGGGTTGAAGATCATCAACGTCAAGGATTTCTCCATGATCGAGCTGTGGGACGATCGCTGTGTCCAGATCATTTCGAACCTGGGGATATCCGTCACGGAAGCGGCGATCGACCGCCTCTCCTTCTGGACCGCCTTGATCGCGGCCGAACGCCAGCGCCAGGACGCCAAGTGGGGAGAACAGAATCACGACGACCACAAATGGAACACGATTCTTTGCGAAGAAAAAGGCGAGGTATCGAAGGCGATCCTCGAGCACGACGGCCCCGGGGTGTTGAAGGAGTTGAGCCATGTCGCGGCCGTCGCGGTTGCGTGGATCGAAGCCATAGGCCGAAGGGCCATAAGGGAGAAAACATGAAGTCCACGCTGAACGTGATCGATATTGCGCGAGTCTGCCATGAAGCAAATCGCGCGCTATGCGCTTCCCTGGGCGATTATTCGCAACCATCCTGGAACGACGCTCCGGACTGGCAGAAGCACAGCGCGATCGATGGAGTGCGGTTCCACCTGGCGACCACCGAAGCGCTTCCGGCCGCTTCTCACGAAAACTGGCTCAAGCTGAAAATCGCGGAGGGATGGAAATACGGACCCGTGAAGGATCCGGACAAGAAAGAGCACCCCTGCTGCGTCCCGTACGAGGATCTGCCGATCGAGCAGAGATCCAAGGATTACGTGTTTTCCGCGATCGTCGACGCGCTGCGCATGATTTACGACGGAACATAAATTCCAAAAAAAGGAGCCCACATGAACGCCAAGGTTACAAGATCGCTGATGGTCGGCTTGAGCGAGGACGAAGTAAGCACATGCGCAAAGGAGCTGGCGCGCGTGACGGCCGCGCAAGCGGAGCTCGAGGACGAGAAGAAGGCCGCCACGTCGGGCTTCAAGAATCGGATCGATCGCTGCGTGGCCGATTGCAGGGCCCTCGCGCAGAAAGTCACGACCAGGCGAGAGCTCCGGGATATCGATTGCGAGTGGCAGCCGTCGAGGGACGGGAAGATGATCCTCACGCGCATGGACACCGGCGAGATCATCGACACCCGGAAGATGACGGAGGAAGAGCACCAGCAGAGCCTTCCGCTGGCGGGAGCCCAAAAAAAGGAGAAGCAAAATGCCTGAAAGAATCTATGTTGTAAAGAAGGAGAATGGTTTCACCGTCGTCGGAGAATTTGGCGATGCAAACACCCCCGACAAGGAGATTGTCGTCGAGGGCTCGGATCCAAAGAAGCTCGGCGCGGCGGTTCTGGCGATGTTCAAGGCGCCCAGGAAGCCCCGGGCAAAGAAGGAGGCGTAGGATGCCCCTGCCCCCGGAGGAATCCACTTGCAGGAGGCTTGGGTCGGACAATAGCCTTGTGGTGAGGCGCGACACTTCCCTCCGGGGGCTTTAATTTTACAGAAAGGAGAAACCGAATGTCACACCATGGAGATAATCCATTTGACGGCAAAGGCAGCTTCGGCCCCGTTGAGGATCTACTGAAAGAAGTTCCCAAAGCCCCGGTCCCGGGCCCCACGGGGGAATTCCCCGAGGGGAAGCTGACGCCCGAGGACAAGGGATCGCTCACCTTTACGATCGGCACGAAAAACGGGAAGGTGATCATCGATTTCGGCGCGCCGGTGTCCTGGATCGGCTTCACCGCGGATCAGGCGTTCGAGATCGCCATGGAGCTTGCGAAGATAGCCGCCGAAGCAAAATCGACCGAAATTATTGTGGTCCCGGGGTAATCCCATGCCAAAAATAGTAACTCCACGGTGGAGAATCGGAGACGCCCACAAGAATAACTGCTGCACAATTCATGGCTGCAAGTGGTCGGAGAAGGATTGCCCCGTCGTCGCCGGCACGGTGAAGCCTGGGCCCTGCCGGATCTGTCTGGACATGAAAAGACCTACCCCGGAGGCTTACGAGGCCGCTTGCAGGGCGCTGTGGCGCCATCGGGAGGGCGAGGAAAAACTGATGGCCGCGAACAAGGCGCTTTGCTCAAAGAATAAAACCCTTCGGAATAAAATTCGATTGCTCAAAAAGCGCGCGGCTGCCGATCGACGAAAGGCGACGAAGGCATTTTAATGGCCCTCTCCGTCTACCTGACCTTCCCCGAGGCGTGTGAATACTCCCGGATCAACTCGACGAAGGCGATGGCCGCGCACTACACCCACGTCACCCAGGAACACCTACGGACAGCATTGGAGGGGAAATGATGAAAAAACTATTATGCCGGTTATTCGGCCATCAGAGAATTTGGGTTTTATCCGGAGATCCTTGGGATGGACGGATTTGGATTGCCGGATGCAAGAGGTGCCTTATTCGGTTGTCGGATGAAGGAGTTCCGGAGATCGGCCCATGAAACCCCCCATCGTCTGCATCTGTGGATCGACTCGCTTCAAGCAATCATGGATCGCGGAGAACGCACGACTTACGGGCGAGAGGAATATCGTCCTCGCGGTAGGATTGTGGGGGCACCACGAACGGAAGTATCCCGATGCGGAAACGAAGAAGATGTTGGATGAACTTCATCTTCGCAAGATTGACCTGTGCGATTGGGTGTGGGTGCTTGACGTGGGTGGATATATTGGGGAGAGCACACGGAACGAGATCGCCTACGCCGAGGCGCATGGGAAAGTAGTGCGCTATCTATCGAAAGAGTTTCCGTGTTATGTAGAGCCGATTGATCCCCTCTGCGCCCCTTCTGCGCCCCCCGCCTCGCAAGTTGCTAATAAAATTAGCGGTGAATGATCTTTCGTAATCAGCAGGTCGTCGGTTCAATCCCGACCGCCGGCTCCACAAAAGATCCAACAAGTTATCGATTTCCTTGAAGAGTTCCACGTGAAACATTTTCGCACGGTATCGCACGGGAAGGGATAGAGACGCACAAAAAGGGCGCATCGTGCGCCCCCTTTGCGCCCCTTTTTACTTGAAAACGACTTTAGCGATGAGGCCCAAGACCCCGATCAGGGCCGCCACGCACCCGGCGAGGACCCAGGCACGGATCCCGCCGATCTGTTTCGCCACGTCGGTTTTGATTTCTCCAACCTGTGTTGTCATGTCCACCTGGTGAGCCGAGAGGTTTTTCCCGAGGTCGTCGATCTTCTCGAAGATCCTCGTCACCCCATCTTCGACCACCTTGATTCGTAGAAGATCCCCATCCCGGTGAGCACAACCCTTGAGCCGAAGCTCCTGTACCCCCGCCTCTAAAGATGTTATTCGCGGGAACACGCTCTGCTCGAGTTCCTTGAACACGTCCTCGGCACGGCGTCGATCAAAGTTGGGCGGGGCCATCGATTAAAACCTCATATCTCCCAGGATTGCCGCCCCAAAATCCGCTCCGGAGCGATCGTCACGCTTTCCAAAGGCTCGAACCTCGATCGTAACGGGCCCCACGCGCGCAGGACGGGCGTACAGCTCGCCCAGGACGAGCCCCCCCGTTCCCATGCCCGCCCGAATGCCGAATTCCTTCTGGATGGCAAAGAACGGCGGCGTAGCTGGCTTCCATTCGAGGCTTCCGACCCCTATCCCGTCCGGGCCCGTCCGGAGGATGGCAGAGGCGGTCCCTCCCGCGGGGGAAGGCGGGATCTTGGCCGAGGCGATCACATGGGCCGAATTGTCCTGCATCGTGGCCGGCGTGAGCGCCCCAGGGATCTTGTCGACGTATTTAATCTTTTCGATGGTGCGGATCCTTTCTGGCCCCGGGACGAGAATCCTTTCGATGGTGTGAATTTCCTTTGGTTCCTTTGGCTGACTTGCCGGCTGAGGTTCGCTTGTCCACGGCTTCCAGGAGTCCTTGGCGTAGCGGAAGTAGGCAAGCGCAAGAATAACGCACAGAGCAATCAGGCCCCATTTCACAACCCAGGCAGGGATCTCTTTTCCGCGTAGTTTCATTTCGCACCGGGTTTCGACCTTGTGGGATTCAGCTTTGCTTTTATGTTTCCGATTTCCGTTTCGTTTTCCATGATCTCCTTCTCCACCGCGACGGGCATGGATTTCCCCCTGTACTCTTTCTTGAGTTCCCAATTCTGCTGTTGCAGGATCTTGGCGCGATCCCCGTCGATCTTCTGATCGAGCCTCATTTCGACGAGGCGCATTTCTTCGGCGTGAGCTACATACTTGTCGGCCTTCCAGAGAAGCCCGAACAGCGCGAAGATCGCCAGGATGCTACCAATGGTTTTCATCATCTGAAATCCCTCCCTATTTTTCCATCGGCCGTTCTTCGGGTGCGGGAGCCGGCGCCGGGGGTGGTGTTCCTTTTTGAGCGATGAAGGTGTTGATCGGCTTGGACGCCGCAAACACCGTGAGGATGATGGTGTAGACCCCTATCGAGTTCACGAACCAATCGGGAGCGTGATGGGCCATATAGATGATGTTCTTTCCGTCCGGGCCGACAACGGACACGGGGGCGCCAGCGGCGTATTCGGCAACGGCAAGCCCAAGGACGGTGAGGGTGGAGAGGCCCACATAGGCCCCTCCACTCCAATTAAATACCTTGTCGATCGCTTCCCGAAGGGTCATTACTTTTTACTGAGCGCGTCCTTGATGGACCCCGCGGCGCTCATCACCCGCTCCTTGTGCTTGCCACCGACGAAAAACCCCACCACGAAGATCGCAACCGCTACGAGGAATCCAAAAATGTACCAAGTCATCGTGTTACCTCCCTGCATATTTTTACTTACTGTCCCACCGACAATGGCGCAGCCGGGGCTTTGGGAAGGCGGCTGTCCAAAGGGCTTGTCAGCGTTGCCACCACGTTGTCTGAAACCCTTCCGTCCGACAGTTTCGTCCGGACCTTGTAAGAATGCGAGGCGCCAAACGTGTTGTCGATGAGAGGAATCTTTACTTGGCCTGTTGCCACAGTCGGGAACCCAAGCGCCAGGATATTCCCATCGACCCAGGCATCGTACGTCACGGCAAACTGTGGTTCGATCGCCGTGTTGTCGGTGTACGTTTTCACCGAATCGAACCGGAGGAAAAACGCCAAGGCGTTCGTCCCGAAAAATACGACCACAAGCGCGAGAAGAATTATCAGCTTTCTCATAGGGCCTCCATGTCCCACGTGTTGATTACGCTGCGCTGCAGGAAATCCAGCGTCCGGTCCATCCAGCCGGCGAGATATTTCAACGAAACCGGCCTGTTATGCACGATCTTTATGTAATACCGCAGCCGCAACACCGCGTACTCCACCGATTGTCTCGTTGGGTCTTTATGTTCCGAGCTCCACATACGAAAGCCTTTCGCCGCCCCTGTCCCGGGGTTGACGCACGAATCAAAATGGATCCAATCGACCGGAGCAGGAAGCTCATCGCAGCCGTTGGAGATCCACAACCTCAAATAGAATTTCTCAGCTTTCGGCCAATCCGGAGGATTGCCGTTCTCATCCCACATTTCCGGGTGATAGTGTCGAGAAATCCCGTACACCGTCTCGCCACCCGGATCGTCCGGATCGTTGTCCTTGAATCCTTCCCATTCCTTGAGGTTCACGATCGCCGACGGAAAATTTTCTCTCATTGTGTCGCCGCCTTTTTTCGTTCCTTATACTTATCGAGGACCTTGTTGCCCTCTCGAGCGATCACCGACATGTTGATGTACGTCTGATCGATCATCCGGCGCTTCTCTTCCGGCGTCATTTTGGGGTTTTCGTAGACCGCATCCACGATCTTGTGCGCGTTCGTGAGCGCCGTCTTGATGCTGACGAGCCTTGCAACATCTTCCCGTGAGAGAATTTCCATGGCCGGCTTCGGCTCGAATTTCTTGAAGAGGAATTTCGAGGTTTTCAAGTTCGTCTCCGCTTCCTTGTAATCGTCAAAGAAGCGCTGGATCGATTCCGTGTCGGCCGTGGGATACCGGACCACGAAAGCCTTGATTAGCGGATAGTCCGAAAGCTGTTTCGAGGGCTCCACGCGCGCCGGCACGATCCCGACTGTTTTCAGACTGGCATTTGCCGCGTTGAGCGCCCACATCCCCAGGCCGCCCGTGTATCCCCGGATTAGGTTCTCGAGCTTCGCCGGCGAGACGATCAGGTTCTCGAGGTCGGATCCCTTCATGCCCGGAATTTTGGCCAGGAAACCGCCGATCTTCTTCGCCGTCTCCGTGGTGTACGGAGCATATTGATGTTGCGGAGAAAGATCCTCGCGCGCTTTCGGGACAATCTGCCGATCGGTGAAGCGTGACTTGTTCGCCCAATTTTCGATCACGGGGTTTGCGAAGGTCGGCATCCATCCAGGCATCGACCCGCGAGACAGGGACTCGAGCAAGCCGTCGAAGGCGTGAGGATCCTTGTCGAGAATGTAATTCACGATTCGCTCAGGAAAGGATCCGAAGGCGATCCCCATGATGAACGGCTTCGGAATCCGCAGGACGAACGGGCCCACATCCACCAGCCAGAAAATGTCCTTTTGCCATTGTGCGATTTCATCGATCTTCTTGTTGCCGTGATTGGCGATCGCCAGGAGCACGGACGGGAGAGTGATCGCCGCCATGGTCCGGATCGAGGTTTGTAGAGGATATTCCTTGAACTGCCGATGGATCTTGTCGAGATCCTGCACGTTCGCATTCCAGAAGGCGATGATCATGTTGACCGCTTTGGTCTTGGCGCCCATCCTGGCAAACGGAAGAGTCACTTCTCTCGAGGCGTAGGCCGCGTTCTGAATGTCGGCTTTCCCGGGGGTTTCTCCCCTTCCTTCTACCTTGAGCCCCTTGCGAAATTCACCCAGGCGGGTCGCCTCTTCGGTGTATTCCGACAGGGACCGGAGGACGTCGAGGGGATGCGTTGCCACGTGCAAGGCACCTTCCTTGACGCCGCGATCGCGCATGATCTCCTTCCAAGTTTTGTCGAAATACTCCCGGTCCATCGACACCATCGCGGAGTGCTCTCCCCCGCCGACTTTCCAGCGCCAGTAATCCTCGTTCTTCTTGACGGCCGAAAAGAGCCCCCTGGCGAGATCCACGCCCGGGATGTACCCATATTTCGAATTGATGAAAGCCGTCCATTGATCGCGGATCGGGTTCTTCCCCAGGGCAAATTCGGGCGTCAGCGTGGCGCCGACCCGGAGAAGCCTCGAGGGAACCGCCAAAATCCGGATGAGGGTATTCGCGCCCTCCTTGTCGAGAGCGTGGAAGGCGTTGTAAATCCGCTCGTCAACCTCATAGAAAACGGGCTTCCCGCGCTCCATGACGATGATCACATTCCCCTTCGGGGTGTTCGGCGATTTTCGGTAGATGTACGCCAGCCCCTCGGGGATCTCGATCCCGAATTCCCGGACGGTGTTTCGAACGGTCGCGCGCTCTGTAACGCGCTCGATGATCCGGTTTCTGGCCGTCTCGTCCTTCGCGCTGGCGATCCGGGCAACGATCGTGTTCGCCTCGGCTTCCGAATACCCACGCGTCTTGAGGGCTTCGACCGCGCGCTCCTTCATAATTCGCGTTCCGCGATCTCCCGCGGGGATCTCGGCGCCGGTTTCGTCCCTGATCGATTCCCGGATCGTTCGCTCCGTGGTCTGGAATTGCGTCGTTTCGGTCCACTTCCCATACTTCCGAAGCATTCCCTCGAGCTCCGTGTCCTTCACGGCGATCCGCTGGGTGTCGGCCGGGATCCGCTCCACGAATTTTCCAAGCCCCTCCCTCGTCTTGGAGAGCTCCACCAGCGATTTCCCGACGGCGTTCTTCTCGGCCGCGTTGATGAAGGCGTACGTGTTTTTGATGATCGATTCGGTCGGGCTGACGATATCTCGCCAGGACCCTTTCAGATGACGGATCGGCGCGCCCTTCACTTCATGGCTGGCCGGCCGGCCCGTGATCGTCCCACCGCCGCGCTCGTAATCCATGACGCGGTAGAACGGCACATAATCCTCGTTCATGGCCCTCATCCGGAGGAATTGCTCTCCGTTGATGATCCCGCCGTCGTACAGGTATCGAAGCAAGGCGTTCTGGTAATGTTTCAGCTCGAGCGCCGCTTGCTTGAATTCCGGGTGATCCCGCTCCATGTCCTCGATCACCTTCCGCGCGTCGGCGTCGAGGATCCCGGTTTTCGTCTCGCCAAGCTGGACCGATCGCCTCGATACCAGGTACGCATCGAAAATGTCCCGGCTTTTCTTGATCGGCTCGAGGATCCCCCGGAACGATTTCACGGACTCCGAAAACCTGTACGTCTTGAAGCTGTACGGCTTATATTCCAGCCAGGAATCGGCTTTCCCCTTCCAGCCGGCCAGAAGATGCGCCAGCTTGTAGGGGTTTTTGTTCGTCGGAACTTCATCGACCCGCTTGACGCCGGCCATTTCCTTCGTGACTTCCTCGAAGCCGAAAAGCGCGTCGATTGTGTCGCGGTACAAGGACCGGAAGGTGGTCGAGGCGCCGGCCTTCGGTGTCTGATTGATCGATCCCATGACCCGGGCCAGCGCCGGCTGTTCGAGCCAGCGCTTGTAATCCGCGCGCGCCTTGAGCAAGATCGCTTTCGCGTCGGGAGATTTCGCGTCGAGCTCGGCCTCGAAGAATTTGAAGAATTTCGGCGCAACCCGTTTCGCCTCGTCCGGATTGACCACGTAGCGCCGGATGAATTCCGCGAATCCCTCGGCGTTCTTCGATCCTCCCGCGCGCGGTTTCGTGGCGATCGGGATCAGCTCGTCCTGGAAGGCCCTCAAGGGCCCCGCCGCGAGGCCGCCGCTGCCCGTGCGCGCTCCCGGCCACAGGAATTTATGCAAGGCGTGGCCGATTTCGTGGGCGATCACTTCGATATCGTGGGCGAACCGCGTTCGGATGACTTCCGGCCCCACCTTGAAGATCCCCAGGGCATTCCGGAATCGGCCCACCCGGAGGGGAATATCGAATTTCTCGGACAGGAATTTGGCGATCGAGGACCGGCTCATCGGCGCGCCCTCGTCAACGGGCTCCGCTGGTTTCGTCCGGAAATCCGCTTCCGGGGCGAAGCCCTCTTCGCCCTTTGCGAACAATCCCCCCTCGGGAGGCGGCGCCGGGGGGCCCTTCTCGGGCGCACGGTACTTCGCGCGTTCACCCGGGAAGAGCTCATCCTGCGCGCCGGCCGCTTCGGGTTTTAGCGGAGTCTCGGGGGTAGGCGATTCCTCCGTGTCGAGCTTGAATGGCTGGCCCCTCGGGGCTTCCGCGGCCTTCTTTGGGATCTCTACGGGGGTGACGCCTTCCCTTCCTCCATCAACCTGAATGCCGGTATTCGCCTCCACAACCTTTTCATGGCCGTCCTTGACGATCAGGTTTCCTCGCTCGTCGTAGCGAACTGCCTCGAATTTCTCCCCATCGATCCTGAAAGAATCTCCCAGGGCAATCTCGTTCTCCGGAACGGTTTCCCGGGCGGCTTTCGCCGCCGATTCCGCGGCGCTCTTCGCCAATTCCTCGTCGGTGATGCCGGCGCCAGGACGCTTGTTCTTTTTGATCGCCTCGAACAAATCGGATATTCCGGCGCCCTCCGAGAGCGTTCCGTCCTCGATCAGCGTCTCTACCCATTGGTCCCAGCCCATCGCCTTCTTGTATCCCGGGTGCTTCTCGCTCCGGTACAGACGGGCGAGGGCCCCCTCTCCCTGTCGCAGACCGTACTGCGCGAATTCTCCCCTCATTGCCGGATCGATCTTGATCCCACCAGCGCGCAAGATTCGCTGTTGAAGGGTCGGCTCGGCTGCCTCCTTTTTCTGCCTTGACTTGATATCTCGGACATTTGCAAACTTCTGACCAGGCGTTTGCACCGGAGGTTCCACTTCTCTGGTTCTCGGCAGAGGTTCCCGGGCGGCCCGGGCCTCCTCGAAAGAAATCTCTTCCGGCGTTTTCGTCCGAATCGGTTCCGGGGGCTTCATCTCGATCGACGCCGGGGGCTTCCCTTCCAGGATCTCGGCGCGTCGTGCTTCCAGGGCGGCCAGCGATTCATTGTGCTTGTTTAGCCGATCCCGAATCTCCATGCGGTCCAGCGTCGAACCTGTCTCCGCGCGCCGTGTAATTTCCGCTTCAAGATCAACGATGTTCGACCGCACAACCGCGATATCCCTGTCCGCGATCGAAAGATCCGGCACCTGATCCTCTCGGAAAGCTGACCGGATAGGACGCTCTTTTGTCCGTTGAACTGCAGGGGTGACGTCAGCGGCCGGCGCCGGCACAGGTGACACAGGTGACACAGGTTCGGCCGGTTTCTCTGCATACCGGCTCCTGGCGCGCGTAAGTGCCTGTTCGACCGACTCCCCCGGGTTGAGGGTGAAGCTCCCGGCGCCCGTTTTGTTGTCGCCATCCTGAAACACGACCATCTTCGGCCGGCTCGGAAGTCCCGTCTCGGTTACGCCAGCGAACCGAATCCCCAGGCGATCAGCCTCAGCCTTGTAGAATTCGGGGCTCCCAGGGGCCGCTGTGGGGGGTACAGGGGCTTCGGACGCCGGAGGGGGGGTAGGTGTCGCCTCAGGAGTGATAGGTGTGTCTAAAAGGGGGGGGGAAGGCGTAGCGGCCATTACCGGGGGAGTTTCGACCGTGATCGGCTTCTTGGACCGCACCAGGCGATCGATGCCCTCGTAAATCGTCCGGCCCACTTCCCGAGCCCCGGTCCGTCCGGGGGCTCCGACAGCTCCGAAGATCATGCCAGTTCCGACCGCTTCGGCCGTTTCCTCGGGCGTACCCCCCTCGGCCGCGGTCTGGACTCCCATAACCGTTCCCATGGCAGGGATCGCCAGCGGCTTCGTGAGGGTTCCGGCGGCGTGGAGGGTTTTCCCCAGGGCGGCGCGTTTTGCGCCTCCGACGATGGCGCCCCATGCCTGGTTGTCGCCCCTCTTGGCCGCATCGATCGCACCCTTGAAGGAGTAATACGGGACGTTGAGCATGAATTCCGCGACACCAGGGACGCCGCCACCGACCGCGCTTCCTACCATCTTGTCCACAAAATCAGCGCCTTTTTCCTGCGCAAGTTGATGCAGCTCTTCGCCTTTGTCCTGCCACATCTGCGCGGCCTTGTCGAAAACTTCCGATCGGGGGATCCCCATGGGCTTGCCGACGTACTCCCCGATATCGGTGACGCCTCTTGTGAGGGCTGCCCCGCCTTTCAGGAAAGACCCGGCCACCGTATAACTTTGTTTAACAAATGGCTGACCCACGGATGACCGCGCCGCGGCCGCGATTGCATCGCGGAACGGCGCTGGCGATTCCTCGCCGGACGGCGCGCCTTCGATGCCGGAGAAGGGGATGGACGTCAGCGCGCGGCCGGCTCGAGTGAAAAATCCGGGTTCCTCGAGAGGGACCCCACCCTGTTTCAGGGCCACCTCGTACGGGGTTTCCGATACAGCAACCCCCCCGGCTTTCAGGGCATCATCGTAGGCGCTCATTTCACCCTGTTCCCCGCGGCGTCGAATTCCTGAATCGAACCGTCAGGCATCTTGACCTTTTTCGCTGTCACTCCTGGCTTCACGAGCGCGGCCGCGGGGGGCTTCGACGGAGCTCCCGGATTCTTGGCCTTCCAGTCCTCTTGCGCCTTCGCAACCGCGTTCGCCGGCGTCATCGTCCTGGAATAGTCCTGCGCCTTCCGCTTCACGAAATCGTATTCTTTCCGCTGATCGACCGACAACGATTCGCGGAGCCTCGCATCGTTCACGGTGCCGCCGTACTGATCGGTGTTGCCGAGCATCACCATCATGCCTTTCAGCTCTTCCATGCCGGCCGGACCCTTCGCTGTCAGGTTCTCCCGGCCGGAGGGAAGGTACGCCGCCACCAATTCCCGGTTCACTTGGCCGATCGCGCCGACCTTGCCCGGGCCGCTGTCGGTTCCTCCACCGGATCCCGGCCCACGATGCCAGTTTTCGAGATCCTTGCGCGTGGGACCGGCCTCCCCGAAGGAGTTGTACCATTCGGTGAAGGCATCTGTTTTGGCGGCCTTCTCCGGCTTTGCCATCGCCACCAGCCCCGTCTGCATTTTATTGAACATGCGGACGGTCGTTTTCGGGTCGATGCCGTAATGCTTCGCCACGGCGGGGTCGATTGGAACGTCGAGGACGGCATTTTCCGCTGCCGTCGCCTTGCGCGCCTCTGCTTGGGATTCCGCGGTCAGCCGACGAGTCTCCGCTACATCGCGGTAATACTGGCCCTTGTCCTCCGCTGCTGTCCGGCGATCCTCGCGCGCCAGGGTATGCTCTTCGGCCGTCTGTTTCATCAATTCGTCTTTCCTCTTCGCCTCGAGTGCCGTCTCGTAATACTTGATGCCTGTGAGTCCGGCATTTCCGAGGATTTCCGTGTTGCTGTACGGCACTTGGCGAGGGGGAGTCGCCATCATCGAAAGGCCAGCCGCGAGAAGCCCCATTTTCGCGGGGTCCTTCAACCCTTCGCCCACTCGAGAAAGTCCCGAATTGAATCGATCGGTCAGCGAGGGAGGCGCCCCGGGGGTGGGGCCGGTCCATTGGTCTTGATTGCCCTCGGCCACGTCGAGGGCGTGTTCCTCTTGAAACTGTGGATCCGCTGCCGGAGAAATGGCAGGTGCCGAGGGGATCGGTGTCGGAGACGCCGGCAGACTTGTTTCAGGAGAGGCGGCGGGAGTCGTCAGCGAATACTTCTTCGGCTTAACGTACCGATCATACCAATCCTGGAAAAGCCCCGATCCTTGAGACGTGCCGAGTTCTGCCATGATGCTCCCCCCTCTATCCGAATAACCAGCCGGCAATACCGCCCACGACAAACCCGATCACTGCGCCCCACGGTCCACCGATTTGTGCTCCAATCATGGCGCCCGATACCGCCCCGCCAACGGCGCTCATAGTCTTGTTCCCCTTCGGGTCGGTAGAAATCGTTGTCTGTTGGCTCCCGGTAAGTGCCCGGAGCATATTCCCGAAGATTTCGAGGTTTGCCACGCCCATTTCCTGCTGTTCGATGAACAGCTTGTGATTCAGGACGTACGAATTCTGAATATATTCCCGATTGGCCAGTCCCGCTTTGCGCAGCGTCTCCGCGTCGATGACGGGATGCTTCCCCATTTCCACTCCGTAAGCGAGGGCGTGATCGAGAAACACCCGTTCCTTCGAGTAATTGTCTGCCTCGATCGCCGCCGTGATCCGCGCGTTGAACGTGGCGGGGTATCCCGCTGCCAGGGATTGCGCGAGGAACGTCGAATCCGGATCCCCAACGTACCGCGCCTTCTTCCCGATTCTCGAGCTCACCGATCCGAAATCCGTGGTTGAGTTCCCCGTGACGAGCGCAAGGGCGTCGATGAATTCCTGCTTCGTCCCGGCCAGCCTGTTCCCCTGGATCACATCCTTGATGAAATCCGTCGCCTTGGAAATCACAAGGTCGCCCGTCTCCCCGCGGGTTGCCAGCGCCGCGATCCCGTCGGCTTCGTTCTGCGGCTGGTCGGCCACGATCTGCCCCGTATAGGACACAAGCGCCGGCAGAGTCCAGAGATCGTACGCCCTCTGTGCATATAGCTTGACGTAATTTTGAGCCCAATCCGGGACGGTTACGATGGTGTTCGTTGACATTCTATTGTCCGATCATTTCTGGATTGTCCCTATCAAACCCCATCATTTCGGAAGAATAAGCTTTCGATCCCGCCGTGGCTCCCGCTTTTGCAACCGCGGCGTTCGCGTACGGGTTCATCGTGGTCCCGGAGTACATCGAATAGAGAGACAGCCCCGCGATTGCAAAGCCGGCGATCTGAGAAAGAGCCGAAGGCTTATGGTACTGCGTGGTCTGCGTCCTTGTGGTCGAAAGGATCGTCTTGACGGCATTCCCCGCGATATCGAGGTTCCTGATCGGGAGGATCTGCACTTCGTTGTAGCGGTCCCAAGCGTCCTGGAGCCCACCCTGAGCGTATTCCCGCTCGTACGCGCCAGCCTGTCGAAGCATCTCCCCGTCCCGGATACATTGAAGCCCGTACGGGGTCGCGTGGGCTACCCCTTGATGCTGCATCTGTCGTTCGGTCAGGTAATCGTCGTAGAACATCTTGGCGATCTCGTTGATCTTCGCCATCATCATCTTCGCCGCGCGCGCCTCTGCGATGTTGTGGTCACTCCCACCAAAGGAAAAAACGTGCTGGTGCTGGATGACCGGCATAACCTGATCGTCAAATTCCTCGAGAAGCGCCTCGATCCGCTTGGCATAAAACGCCGCGATCTTGGAGTTCGTATTGATCTTTAACCCATCGTACAGGTCCCGAAGATATGCCTTCCCATCGGCTTCGACTTCGGCTCCCATGGTCCCGCGCAGGGCGAGTGCGGCGATCCCCGCCAGCTCATTCGCGTTCTGTGCCGCGTAGGTGAGAGGGGTGTACTCCGAGAAGTTCCCCGGAGATTGCATCATGTCGATCGCTTGCTGCAAATAGGCCGAGGCCCAAGTCTGAATCCCGGGGATGTACGTCGGCAGGAGATTCGTGTAGCTGACCATATCCTGAGAACCGCCGCCGCCGCCGCCCTCGTACTCGATGCGGTCCTCAAAACGCTCCCGCCTCGCGGGGCCTTCCTCGAGGAAAGCGAACAGCCTCCGGTACGATTCGTTAAGGAACATGGTCTACCCCCCGAGCTGCTTCCTGTAATTCGAGGTCGTTTCGACGTATCCCATCCGGGAAAAAGCGCCCGAGGCGTCATGCCTGGTGCAGAGGGAAATGAACGGGGATCCCATCTTCTTCGCCTCGCCTTCAAGGTACGCAAGGCCAAGCTGCATCATGTTCGATTCCCTGAATTCGGGCATGATATAGACCGCGAAGATATGGAATCCGGCGTTCCGGAGCGGTTCGATCACCGAGAACCCCACGAAATCCTTCGCCGGCTCCTGCAGCTTCTTTGCGAACGTCTCCTGGAACTGTTCCGGCTGGATCCCGGTGCGGTCCGCGTATCCCATGTGGAGTTGCTTCCCGCCGTACAGAATATCGTGCATGATCTGTCCAGCCGTGAATTCCCCCATGGACGCCTCCGCGAGCTCCTTGAGCCCCGGGAGGATGATGGGAGAAACAGCGTTCAGAAGGAACTGATTCAGGCACGGCAACAGCCCAAGAATAAGCTGCGCCCTGACCTGATTGGGCTTCGGTGCCATTTCGATCACGTTGGAGCTGTTCATCTTGTTCCTCCAAGTTCGTATTTTATGGTGTACCCCGACATTGACCAAGGCGTGTCTTTCTGGCTCGAGTAGAACCGGACGCGCACGAATTTCCCCTCCTTTCGGAAATCATCGAAGTCGCACTTCTCTGAGGACCCAATCGTGAAGGCTACCGGATCCGACCATTTGATATCGTCGGCCAGCCGGTTCCGGACTCCGACCTGTATGAGCAATTCGCAAACCGTTGTCTGCTCTTTCAGGTCCGGAATGATCTCCGCAACGTGCTTCATCCGGTTCGGCTGATCGAAGTGCATATCCCCGGACTCGATCCGGCCGTCGATCGCCTGAGACGCCGATGAAGAAAAATCATTGTCGCCGTAGTCGAGACGCAGAAGATCGCCGTTCGCGTTTCCCACGATTTCGGCCGGAATCTCTGTGGTGTCCGAATCCGCGTGACAGGTGAAATTCACATCGAGGATCGTCCAATTCTTCAATTCCTCGTTGTAGACGAAAGCGGTATCCGGGACCGTGTTCGATCCGGTCGGGACGCAAAACCAAACCTCCCCCGTGGACAGCATCGGAAAGACGAAGGCCGCGGCGAGAGCGTCCGGGTTGACGTTATCGAAAAGCTCGTCGCGGATCGGAAGTCCGATATCCTCCGTCAGTTGCCCGGAAGTCCGGTGGATATCCTTCTTGCCGATGAAATAGACATGGCCTTTCAGCCGGCAAGCCGCCTTGGGGCCCATGATCTCCGCTTCCTGGTCGATCAGGCGAAACTGCTTCGTCGCCTGGGAGAAGTCGGAGGACCATATCCCCCGTTCCGTGAAGTAGAAGATCCTCTCGCCGTGGGTGACTTGCGCGATGATGTTCGCCAGCGCGGAGGCGATAGTATTGTAGTCGAGAATATCGTGATACCCCGCCTTGCCGTCCGTGCCGATCGTCCAATTCTCCGGGTTCCCGGGCTCGCACCACCGGGTACGCCCTGGGTAGACGAACCCCCCTTCGCTGATGTTCGACGCCACAAGCCGGTGCAGGACGCTCGAGATCCGCTTGGCGAATGTCGGGGCACCCGACAGGGGTTCGAGGACTCCCGCATAGCTGGCCCACTTCCAGATCGCGTTTTTACCGTTCGTCAGAATCGGAAGGCCAGAGACGAGGGCGAACTGCCAAACGTCCAAGGCACCGCCCGTGGGGGTGATCGCCGGCGTGATATCCGCGGAGGAACTGAAATCCGTGTTGAAGGCGAATACCTGGGCGTCACAGCAAACGATCGTCCTCACAACCCCGTCCGTCCCGATGAACGTGAAGGCGTCCCGCACGGGGAGGGCCCCGGCCGTTGTGGTAAGGTACGTTTTCCCGAGGGACTTGCTGACGTACCCGGGCGTGAAGCGCACATTCCGGCCCATGCTCCATACGACCTTCGAGGACGGAAGTTGAGGCGTCAGCCCCCCGTCGAGATCGCTGATCGTCTGATCCTTGATCTGTCCCATCAGGGGCGCTCCTGTACGTTCATCCGGAAGATTTTTTCGTAGACGTACCCCGCGGCCGAGGTCCCGCGGATCGCCAGGAGGTACGTTTCCCCGTCGAGCCCGACCGCAACCCGCACTCCAACCTTCGGGGAGATAATTTCCGTGAACGGGATCATGGTGCCCGAAACATCGCTTCCGTCGGCTTCCTTCGTGGCAACCCCCACAACGGACGCAAGCGTGTCGCCAGCCTCAAGGCGCCTTGAAAAATCGAGGTCGAACGAAAAGGTATCGTCCGGCTGCTTGTTGAAGGTGTCCGTTACGACGGCCTGGATCATCAGAAGCAGATCTCGCTGATACCTGTTCCCTTTGCTGGTGAACACCACGCATTGAATGTTGTGCTCGTCGCCCTCCGTCCCGGCCTTCAAGACCACGACCACATCCGAATCGACGGTTGCCTCGCTGTCGATGATCGTGGCGGCGCTCGATACCCCCGTCGCCGCGGAGACACAGGTGATCGTCCTGGTGGTGATCGTCTCGCCCACGATGAAATCCGTGGAGAAATTGAACTCGACCGGGAATTTCTCGATCGATGATTTGGTTATCGTGTCCATGATATATCCTTTTAGAATTGCTTTATTGCCATAGAAAAAATGTTACCATAAGTGGAATCCTCCACATTAAAAGAACCAGAACCGTATTTACGATAAATACCTTGGTCGGTAGTCGGAATTCCTGGATACGCATAAAACATCCCGCAATATATTTCCCCTGTTGGAGCCGCTGCCATTGCATACCAATCCCTAACCAAAGAATTTATTTGTATAAAATCACCAATTCCGCTGTATCTTACATAAATACCAGCCCCACCCGCACCACCATCAATTCCTTTACAGGCATAAATATTCCCATATTTGTCTGCTGCAAGCCCACTCCAATGCTGGATTGTTTGTCCCAAGGCGGTAAGAACCCCACCGGAGTATTTCCATATATCTCCACCGCTTACGGGAGACGTTTCGGCTATATATATGTCTCCGTTAGGAGCCGCGCATATATTTGTCCATAGTTTCGCCGTTCCTGGAATAGAAGTAAATACCCCATCGTTTACGGATTTCCATATATATCCACCGTTTTCTTGATCTATTGAATATACGTCTCCATTTGGAGCAGAAGCCATCGCCCCGGCAAACATTTGGGATGAATGAAACACAAAATCGCCAACACCATTTGTTTGTTTATAAATACCCGTACCATTAACAGAAGCATAGACATGGCCGCTTGCGGCACAAGTAATTCCCCACCATACGCGAACGGTTTGATTAAGGTTTACAAATGTTCCCTGTAAGGGGCCAGATCCAGCAATGGATTTATATATACCGTCGCTGGATCCGCGAACCATATACATTCCACCATGAAAAATCTGAGGATCAGGGCTTGTTGGAGGGTCTGCGCTCAATACAACACCTTTTCCGCACGAAACAAACAATTCTACTACGTTACTATAATAGAATGTCGCACCCACATTTGCCCCGACGTAAAACGAGTATATTTTCGACGGATCGAGGTCGGCCGTCAGGTACGAGAATCCATTCGTCGTTGCGAGAAGGACGTACTCCTGTCCGGCCGGCTTATTTGATTTCCAGAATATCTTGAAATCAGCGTTTGCTCCATACGTCCACGTTAATAGAACCTTCCTTGTTCCAGAGATAGATGCTAAAAGAACAGGATTAGCCATTACGGGATCTCCGGAAGAAGCGCGTTGTTATCTTCGCCATAGTGAAGCTGTACTTCATCTTCGACCCGAAATCGAGGCTTACCCTCCACAAGTAATTGAATTCTCGTGCTATATAATGCGCAATCTCCCACATGATTGTGAAATGACGGGAGACGTAAGCGAGGACGTACCATTGAGCCGCCCACTCCCTCGAGACGCCAAGGAATGTAGACCAAAGGTAATTGATCTCTTTGGAAACACCCCCGAGGTCATACCAAAGGACGGTTTTCTCGTTCGAGATGGAATACTCGTCGCGTAGAATGAAAAACGACATCAGGGCGCCGATCCAACTGTACAAGTGATCTTACCTGAATCTGACGCTTGCGCAGCCCCAGGAGCAACCGTACGCTTGAACCAGATCCTTGCCACCCCTCCCGCCGCGATATCGCCCAGGGCGATTGCAGCGGCCAGGGAGAGGGGTGTCGAGAAGGACAAGCCGGTCGGCGCCGTGTCCTCATCCACCACGCTCTGCGTCCCGGTCGCATCGTAGGCGATCGCCACGGTGGTATCGGCCGAGGTCGTTTCCTGGCTGATGAACACCACCGCGCCAAAGGCCGTCTCCGCGGAGGCGTTCTTGAACGACAGGGCCCGGTAGTGGACGGCGCCGGCCAGGGCATCGGCGGGGGATACGTTGTCGAACAGGTTCTCGAGGGTCGCATCGACAAGCTGGACGCTCGAGATCACGCCCCCGAGGGACAGGGCCGGATCCGCGTTCGCCGCGCCTCCCGTCAGGTGAAACCTTAAATCTCCGCTCACGATCGCCATGAGATCCCCCTACTGATTGATGATGATGAACCTATCCCCTGCCGTGGGGATCTCCGTGAATCCCGCCGTCACCAGCATCAACTTCGACGTTCCCCCGTACCCGGGCGTGGCGATCTTTTTTACTTGGTTGATGAGCGCGCCGGTGATGAATTTCAGGAAAGATCCCGAACAATAATTGTCCGTGGTGGAGGGGAGGTCGGTCTTGAAACTGATGATCGAATTGCTGGCGTCGGCCACGACCAGACCCGTCTCCGGAACATCGGCCGCGGCGTCCTTTGTTGACTCGTACCCCAGGACAAGACTTGTCGAATCGACCACGATCTCGATGCAGTAGATCGAAGTCGACGGAACAACAATCTCCTTGGAGTAATAGGAAGTCGAAGGATCCGAGTCGGCGTACTCGGTGAGAAATTGCTTGCAATCCGTCCCGATGACGCCCCAAGAGAGCGCGACGAAATCCCAAAACTCCCCGAGCTCGTTTCTGATCCTCGCGTAAAGCGCCGCGTTCCCGAGCCCTGTGGTATACCGGACGAAAGCAATCATGGCCGCTCCCTAATCGTGGAGATAGAAAATGGAATACACCGAGCTCCGCACGGTGATATTTCTACCCGCGGTGTTGTTCATAACCTCGAATCGAAATGTCTTGTTCGCCGCGTCTGCCTGTAGGTGTAGAGGGAGAGAAAGCCCCTGGTAATTTGAGGCCCCCGTTGTGGTGACTCCGATGGTATACCCCGAAGCCACGTTGTCGGTTACGTTGAAGGCCCGCACGAATATATCGTCGCCGCTGGTCCCGGAAATCGAGAGCGTCATATGGCCCATGTAGTCGCCCTTGTTGGACATCACAAGGTTGTCGTTCGTGACGGTGATTCCGTCTCCGTTGATGGCGACCCATAAATTATCCGTGGCGTTATGAATCGGATACCAGGTCCCGCTTGAGCCGATCGTGATGGTCGTGTACGAAAGCTGAAACCCCCCAAAAGAGTGCCAGGTTGTGAGTTGACGAACGGGACCGGGTGCGATCCCCAGGCCGGGAGTCAAAGGGACAGCCCAAGCAATCGTAGCAATCAACATGACGGCCGCGAGAACGGCCATAATGAATCGTCGCATCAGAATTTCCTCCGCTGCTTTCGGAATTGATAATTGGCGTTGGCATCGCCGGAATACCAATGATATTTCACATCTATCGGCATCCCGCTCATAGCGAATACGCCGGGATCCATCCTCATGTAGCTCGCCGGACGCCTGATCGACAATGCAGCTCCCGTCATGGCGAAAGCTCCTGGTTCGAGGGAAAACGGAGTAAGGGCTTTGGGCATTCCCATGTTTTCCCCGATCATGGTGAAGGCCCCCGGGCTGGCGATAAGCCGCTTGTTGTGTAAAAGACTTACCGGAGTTCCGGCCACAGAAAACACCCCCGGTTCAAGCGCAAAGGTATAATGCTGCAGGGGTTCTTCGCCGAACAGATAAAGCTCACATATGGTCGCCCAGGTAGTAACGGCCGATATGTCGAACTTGAAATACCTATACCCTGTGGTTCGGGTCGCGCAGGTCCAATTTTTCGTCTCTCGAGCTGCCCAGGTTATTAAGGCGCGAGAGTCAATCACGTCATATGTGCTATCATCGTTGCTTCCTGAGAGAGTCCACGTTTCCGGCCCGACGTTGGCATATTGCATGACCCGAATCGAGTAATTGTCGAGAAGATAGGAAGCGCCGGCTCCAAGGTCAATCTTCCACCAGGCAGGTATGACTGTGCATAACCATCCGTTTCCGTCAGCCACATTTCCATCTGCCGGTTTCCAGCCCGGATACCCGGCGTCTGACGATCGAGAGATCGTCATTCCCCCGAGGGTGTAGCCTGTAAATGTATGCGGCAGGATGTCAACGATCGCCATTCGGTGCTACCTCTTTTATTGAATCGTGGCCAGCTTGTCCGTCATATCGAGCGTGATCGTCTCGTCCAGGAGGACCGTTGTGGCTCCCGTACGTTCCCACCAGCCGATGAGATTCTTCGCCGTGGCCGTGGGGTTGTAGAGCACGGCGAACTGAAACGGCCCAAAGCCCGTTGCATCGTCGGCTATGGTCCCGGTCAACACCTTGTCGGCGCCGATCGCCAGCGTCCCAAGCCCCGCTACTTGCGCCCAGGTGTTCTCAACATCGACGCCCCCGGCCGTGTACCCGTTCTTTGCAAGGATTTCCTCCGGGCCATCGTCCGACCCGCCGTTGGCGTTGTAGACCGTCATGCCCGCGGTCGGCTGTTCGTTCGACAGGTACACCTTGAGGGTGTCGGTGTTCAGGTCGTGGAGCTTGAGCCCGAGATCCCCGACGAAGCAATCGAACTTGTTGAAGGTCGCCATGCTCTCTCCTTACTTGGGATTCCCCGTCATCGGGTCGTATCCGGAGAACGTCTGGATGGGAATATCCTCCGCGATCTTCTTGTAGAGCGTCCCGGCCTGATAGGTGTTGTCAGACATCAGGACGGTATAGTTCACCGTGTTGTCGGTCTTCAGTTGCCAAGTCCAGTTGACCATCTTCTTGTAGGCGGCGGGCTTGGCGGTCTTCACCTCCGTCAGCCCCTTGCCGAGGAAGGAAGGCTTTGCACGGAGGGTCACCACTTGATTGTCCGGTACGAGCGCGACCCAATACGCCTTGTCGGATGCGTCCCCTGGGGGATCGGTGATCATGATCGGCTGGTCCATGTCGGTCCCATCCGTGTCCACGGAGCATACCACTCCCTGCAATTTGCGGTAGACAGCCTTCGGCGTGGACTTGAAATACACCATCGACTCCCCGAGGGCGAACGTCGGTACCAGGATCAGAGCGAGAAGGATGCTGAACTTTTTCATGGTGCCTCCTATGGCGAGGTGATCGTTTGCAGTTCTGCGTCGGTGAAGGCGCGGGACCATATTCTAAGGGCCTTGATGTTGCCGTAAAACGGGTAGTTATTGTCAACGTTATTCCCAATGGTCCCGTTCGTTCCTAAAGTTATAGAGGGGTCCGATGTGTTAGTAACAACAGTACCCCCATCAAGAGATGTTCTGCCGTCTGTAGATTGCCATGCTGACGCTGCTCTGAAAGCAGTTCCTACCGTGATTGTATTACCAGAAGATGCACTAACATCGCCTGTTCCTGTCCCATAATTTAATGATACAAATTCAGATGTACCAACATACAACCTGAGTCTGTTATTCCCCGAAGATGCTTGGCCGTCGTATATTTCACCACGTTCAACTCCGTTGTATTTAATCCCTTCGGCATTAATAGTTCCTGCCGTTGCACTTATGTTTCCAGAGTTCGCGATAGTCAAAGCATCCGCATTCCTCGTCACCGCCGCCGCAACTGTGGGGATGTAGGAGGAGGGAAAGGAGGCAGTTTCTCTTTGAGCGCCCCAAATATAAATCCCATACCCAACAACACCAGTATGTTCAGTTTGAGTACCATTCGTTGCAGCACCAAAGAGCATATAATTGGTGCCGCTACCTGTCCCCATATCGGCAATAGTAATTGAACACCTGTACCACCCGTTTCCGTAATAGAGAATAGTAGCGGTACATCCGGCATCTACAGTCCCGAGCGCACTAGTTAAAAGGTTAAATCGAGCGAAGTATGCTGTTCCTGCTTTATTTCTCATTTCCATCAATAGCCATGTATGCTCTCCCGCCTTTGCAAATACAGAATCCGTTTGAGGAGAATTGTCAGCGGGCGGCGTTGTAGTGGGAAAGAGATTGTGGGGTGCAGTAGTAGTACTCGAATCGCAAATCTTGTCTGCCGTGGTGGTCCCGTCAGGGGCGACGGCAGCGTTTACTGTTATCGTAACGGCTTCCTTTAACCACCATGATTGATCGAACTGCTCCGAATACGCGACGAGATTCGTCCTCTGCCCCTCGATCAGCGCACCTTTGGCCTCGATACGAAGGGTGCCAGCCGGAGTCGAGGTCAAATACCCGTTGTCGATGGCAGTACGCATCGCCGTCGTGGCGCGGGTGAAGGACAGGGTGCCGGTACCCTTGATGAGGCGCAGGGGATCGGCGGGATCATCGAACGGGGCGTAGAAGGTCAGCGAGGAATCGTTCCACCAGGGGCCGGAGCCGGAGGCCCCGCGATGCCAGACCCGGGCCAGCGGCCAGCCGAAAGCCGTTCCCGCCACAAGAAGCAAGGCTACCGCAAGTGACAGGATCCGTTTCATTTCCAAAAGACCGTGACGTTCATGGCCGTGGCCGTCCTGATGCACAGCCCACGGATCGTATTCACGCCGGCCGGCCAAATCTGGCCAGCGATCGGCGCGGCGATCGTAGCGACGATCCCCGTCCCTACGCAAGTCGTGTTGTCGTAGACCGTGATGGCGCCCATCGTCCCGCCGTTGACCACCAGGCCGGCGATCATCCCGGGAGACGCCTTGATGATCGTATTGTCCGCGGCCGTGATGTTCGTGTAGTTATACCGTTCCCTGACCACCCACGTTCCCTGGGAGGGGCCGTCTCCCTCCGCGGCAAACACCATGGCCGCGATCCCAAGACCGCTCAGGACGAACAGCAGAATGGCCGCAATCAACAGCTTGCTTCTTTTCATCTCTTCCCCCTCACAACGAAAATGGTTTCGACCGATGCGTAGCGCCGCCCGTCTCTTCCCCAGCAAACCTCAATCGAAGGGCCTCCCTGGTTTCAAAGGCGGCCTCTTTCCACTTCTTTTTGTCCTCCGCGGAAATCCCGGTGATATACATGCTGGCTTTGTTCAAGGTGGACATGATGAAAGCCTCTTCCGCTTGTTCGCTCCACCAATTCGAATTCGGGATCGGCGTCCCTGTAGTCGAGGCTGTCAGCACGGGAAGGCGCCGGTAGTAGCTCCAATCCCGGGTGTACGCCACATCGGTTATGACGTCGAAATAGAAGTCATCGGCGATCCGCGTGAGCTTGCGAGGAACACCCGTCTCCGTGGTGGCTGGGCGCTCTGTATGCAGGACTCGCACCGTCTCGCGGCCGTCGACGACGTACCTGGTGGTGCCCTGGATAAATTCCAGGAAAATTAACTCGAGGAAATCCGAGGGAAGCGCTAATGATGCCGTCGCCGCCGCAATGGAAGCCGTGGCGGGATGGTATTCCATCGGCCGGATCCTCAGATTGTCCTCGAGATCACGCTGGCCAAACCGAATAAGGATCGGCATCACCTTGTCGAGCGAATCCTTGTTCAGCCAGCCAGAAACCGCCTGGGATATCTCCGCGTAATTCATCCGGGCCCCTTTTCGATGGGGAGGGGGATGCCCCCCTCCCCACGGTCATCAGCTACGGAGTGCAGAAGTACGTCTTTCCCTTGTTCGTGATGAGCCAGATTTTCGTAAGAGTCGCGTCCCACTTCATCGCCACGATCGCGGCCCCGGGCGTGGTACAGGCTGCAAGGGTTGCCTTGGAAATGGCGTTTCCGGAAATCGTATGCCGGATGATCTTGCCGCTTGCGGTTCCGATGTAGGTGTACGTCGCCCCTGGGTAGACGATCGCCGTGAGCTTTTCGTCCGGGATGGTCGCAAGCAAGGTCAGAATCCCCGTTGCGATCGCCTGGGAATAGAGCTTTCCGTCGGAGGTCACAACGTAGAGCACGGAATTGTCGACGCCGGTGATCGCGGTGAACTGCCCCGGGTGTTCGGTGCCGACGGCCGTGAACGTAACCGCCAGCGCCGGTATCGCTCCGAGCAGGAGAAACAAGGCCAAAAGGATGATCGCTTTTCTCATGGGTCCCTCGTTTTCGTGGGGAGGGGGATGGGGCCCCCCTCCCCGTCAGGTTGATGGGTTGCCGGCTTACGGATCCATGGTGTAGATCGCGGTCAGTTTGATGACCCCCGTTGTCCCTCCGGAAGCCGCCCCCGCGGTTGCAGACACTTGAATCGTATCTTCCGCGGCGAAGTTCTTCTGCGTTCCCCCAACGACGGACAGCCGGCGAATTCCTCCCGCCTGTCCGACCGTATCCTGACTGATAAACGCCTCAAGCGCTCCGGTGTAACCCACGCTCAAGGTAAGAGAAGATCCGGCGTCAAGGTTTGTGTCGGCGTCGAGGATCACGTCAAGCAGGGTGGCGCCGGCAGGGATCTTGACCATGTGGATCACATCCCCCGTCAGGAGGATGGTTGTGGGTGAATACGTGCCAGAGACGGAGCACAACCCGAGGTTTGCCCGAGGTTGCACTCCGCTTCCAACAGCACAGTCGGACGAATAGAAGGGCGTAGTCATCGCATCCCTCCTACGGGTCCATCGTGTAGATGGCCGTCAGCTTGATCGTGCCGTCCGTCACGGCCGTCGCGCCGGGAACGGTCTTGATCTTGAACTGAATCGTGTTGTCGGCCGTGTACACGTATTGCGAGCCTCCGGCAAGCGTCAGCCGGACGATCGCTCCCGCGCTGGACCGCCCCGCGGTTCCCGCCGTGATGAATCTCCCGGAGGAATCCGAGTCTCCAAGGTCCCAGGTAACGTCGGCCTGGTCCGTGAGGGCGGGAACGTCCAGAATCAGATCCAGCAGGGTAGCGCCCTTCGGCATCTTGACGAGATGGACGATATCCTCGTCGAGAAACGCCGCAAGCATGGTGTAGGAGCCGGACACGGAGCAAAGTCCAATACCGGCCCGAGGTTGAATGCCGCTTCCTGCCGCACAATCAGCCGAATAGAAAGGAGTGGTCATAGCGCCCCTTCCTTAATGGGCGATCGCGTAGGTGTCACACGCGATTACGCCGAAGTCTTTGGAGTTGAAAACGGACTTCTTGATGCCGAAAATCGACCCGGCCGCCACGCCGAGCTGATTCCCGTAGTCGAACAGCTCTTCCTTCCAGGAATATCGCGCAACGGTTTCCCCGCCGCCGTTCCCGAAGGCGATCGCCGCGGCCTGGGCGCCGAGGAACAGCGCGCGCGCCGCGGGGAGGTTCGTGCCGGCGCCGTAGTCACTGAAACGGACCACGTTCCGGTGGGAGTGCAGGACAACACCGCGATACTCACCCAGGGCACCGGTGAAGATCGCGGAGTTTTCTCCCGTCTTGCCGGCTGCGGCTTTCTGGATGTCCTGCCACTGGCCGGTGCTGGTGTTGGTCCGAAGATCCGTAACCTGGTAGGGGTGAAGAAGCATGATGTGCTTCTTCTCGCCGCCGACCATGATCGGCTGGATCATCGGATCGACTGTTTCGGCCTTCTCCACCAGCTTTTCGATCTCCGACAGGGTGAAAACGTCGGCGCTGGTGATCGTCGCCTTGGCCAGCCCGTTTGCGTACTGGATGTGCGCCGAGTCCGGGGCGTTCAGGGAGTTGCCGGCGAACGACGTGAAGCCGAGCGGGAGCGTGAGGGTGGAATCCACGCCGCGAGCGCCGGAGAGGTAGACGAACAGGAGCTCATCGAACCGCTCCCCCCACCAGGCCGCCAGAGCCTCGCGAGCGGTCGCGCGCATGTTGTACGGGACGCGCTGTTCGGACGCCTTCCCCTTCGACCGCACCGCATGACGGAGCTGGTCGATCAGAAGCGCATCGTCGTAGTACGTCAGGCTTTCCTCGTTCCCCTCGAGGGTGTTGTCGCCCGTGACGCCAGCCCCGCGGAGCTTCATGCGCAGCCCGTGGGTGATCTTGTCGCCGGCGTTCTTCTCGAGGTCGGTGAGTTTGGAGATGATGGAGCCGATGAACTTCGCGAAGTACATCTTCTTGACGGCTTCCGTCGCAAGCGACAGACTCCATCGTTTGACAGCGAGGGCGTGGTTTACGCCGAATTCCGTTTGTGCCATGGGTTCCTACTCCTTGGTTTTTTTATCCCCCGGACAGCCATGCTTGCTGTTGCTCGGGGGTGAGTTTTGCGAATTCCTCTTCGGTGTTCACGTTCAACTTCCCGTCCGGAGGCGATCCCGGCAGTTTTTCCAGGTTCACCCCGCCGTCCACGATCTTGAATTTCGCCATGAGATCCTTCGTCACCGCGGCTGTGATCGTCGGGGTAAGCTCCGCGGTCAACTTCGTTCGAAGAGCCGTCTCGTTCGGCGCGCTCGTCAGCTTGGCCAGCACCTTGAAAAACTTCGGCGCTTCCTTGCCGCTCGAGCTGATCAGGTTCCGGATGGTTTCCTCGGACAAGCCTTCGCCCAGGAGCAATTCCTCCATCTGCGGGGCCAGCTCGAGGAAATTCGGAACGGCCGTGTTGATATCCCGTTCCATGTTGGTTCGTGCGATCTCCCCACGGAGATCCGTGATCTCCTGCATGAGAACGGTCATGGCGTTTTCAGGATCCTCGAGGATCAGCTCCGCGGGAGTCTTGCGAGGCTCGGTGTCCAACCTGGCTTGCAGTTCCTCGAGTTTCCTGTTGAGTTCCTGCCGCGCGCGGCGCTCTTCGTGCAGCGCGGCCAACGGCA